CCGTTGGCGATGTAGTTGTTTACGTAGAATCCGATGAAGTTGAGTTTGCTGATGATGACTTTGAGTACGATGAAGAAGGCATTGCTTGGTCTTTCGATGAAGAAGAAGAAATCTGGTACTGGTACTGCGAAGATGATGACGAGTGGTACGCAGACGAGTTCGATTATTTCGAAGATGAAATCTAAATAGTGGAACGCTCAAGGAACCGATTAGAAGCCTCCTGAGTGCGAAATACGTCAATCCTAGCCTGAGCCGCTATGAGCATCCATCGTAGCGTCTCAGCCCTTTCTACAGCCTTTTTAAGCCCATCTAATACCTCTTGATACTCTGGATGAGCGTAAGCATCAGCTTCCTTCTCTGCCATCGTACTTTTCATGCTATTTTGGAAACATAATGCTTTCTTAGTCTTACGGAATTCTGACAAATAAGTAACTTCAGCCTTAGCATTAGCGTATTCTTTTGAGTGCCTAATTATGTAATTTATAGCTTCGTGCGGATCAGTCATTTTCCACTCTTTAGTAAATTGTTAATTGTTGCAATAGCATCCTCTGGACTAGTTACCACATCAGCCTGGCCTTGCCAGTTGTAGTGCCAGATAACCTGATCTGGAGTTAACTTCCAGAACTTACTGCCATCTTTAACCTCTAACAGAAAGTTGTACTTAGCACCGTTCTTATTTAATCCAACCAATAAGTCAGGGCAACCCTTACCTACTGAATGTAAATGTGTAACTGACCAACCCTCAGCTCGTAATGCTTTGACGATCTTACTTTGATTATCGTCCACCCTCTTATACGTCATTGCTACCCCTAGCTTTAATAGCATCGGCAGCAGATTCAAAAGCAGCCATAACAGTTTCGCTGTGCCATTTCGCAAGATCAAGACAAACAGCAGCACACGCCTCACGTTCTGCCTCTAATAATTTTTGTATATGCTCTATTCCGCAAATAAACATATTGTCATCTTCTTGTGAGAATCCAGCTTCTTCTGCCATACGAATTACATTACTCACGCCAATCTCCCTTTAATCCTCTGTTTCCTCGCTGCCATTGCTCTTTACAATCCTTCTCTAGCTTATCTGCTGCATTGTTTCCTCGCATCTTACGCACTAGTTGTAGATATTCTGATGACTTATTTCTATCCTGCGCTCTCCATCGTAAAACTTGCCAGACTTCAGTTTTGTGTCTGTATTCTTCGCTTTCAGTATCAATTATCTCAGCCACGGAATCTACCTTTGTTATCAAAGTCCATCGTAGCACCACCCCAAGTCTCTATAAACTGCTGACTAGATTGATGGTAATAAAGTCCGTACATTTCCTGAGCTTCACCGTTGCGCTGTTTCTCGCACATCAGATAAGCGTCAGGTAAATCCTCCTCGTACTTCTCACCGTTGCGCTTACGATTCTCTTTCTGCTTATTGCGCCACATTAAGAATACGTTATCAACCTGATCCGTAATCGCTCCAGTACCTTTGATGTCGTACTTGCCAGGCTGAACTTCCTCTGACTGTAATTTGCGAATATGATGGATCAAATGAATGTGTACGTTATGGTCTCTAGCTAATGCTGTTAGCTCATCGACAAAGTATTTTTGCTCGTTGAAATTATCCTCAGCATTACAAACTTTCATTAGTGAGTCAATAAAAATATGCTCGATGCCTAACTCTACAGCGCAGTATCTAGCCATAGCAATAGTCTGATTCGGAGTTGTAGAACCCTGCTGATCGTAGATGTATAGATGCTCTCCTGCGAACTGGTTAAATCGCTGAGTCAGTCCTTTGATGTACTTCTCTCTATCGTTAGTAAGAGGATCGTCAATAAACTCACCAGCGAACTGTCTAAGCATCCTGTGAATTGTACTGGTAGGTTTCATCTCAAATGACGCTATCACGCACTTACGTTTCTGCTTAATTAAGTGCAACGCTATCTGACCAGTTATCAGAGACTTACCGCCACCGTTACCACCAGCGTACAAAGTAACCTCACCTAGACGAAAGCTAAAGTCATCTTGCGTCTTAGTCCACGGCATCTTTGCATTATCGTTAACAGGTGGATTGATGTAGTTCTCTGTGATCTCATCAAGCCAATCTGAAACAATACGAACCTTTTGACCTACATCGTTATTTTTCAAATACTTTTCTACGTCAATATCCTGTGACTTTACTAGTCTAGCTTTACGCTCAACGTCTAGTTGTACTGCTACTAATTCTAAGTTTGTAGTCATCTTATGTGCCTCGCTGCTTCAATGATCCGTTCCTGTGCTTGTCTTAAACGTGATCTGTCATTATCAGTTAATTTAACTCCGTTAGCTAGATTACTTGCAGCTACAGATACCAGTACGGACTCAAACTCAATAACCCTAAGTAAGTCTGTTGCGTAAAAAGCATTTTTAACTTTAGGCTTGTGATGAGATAACTTATCGTTAGGTGGAAATAACTCCCCGATGTCCATTCCGATAGCACCGACTATTTCCTGTACAGAACAACCACCAAAGCATTTCAAAAGGATACGACCATCTTCTGTTTCTCTTATCGCTAAAGAAGGACTACGATCCTCATGGCTAGGACAGCAAGCAGTCCACCTACCTCTACCGCCTTTTACTTTCGTTAGACGATTGAGTAAGTTTTCTATGCTCATTTAGCACCTCTCAACCAACCGTCAAATCCTTGTTTATTTATTACGTTAAGAGTATTAGGTTTTGGTTCGTAGATATCACTCCAGTTATTAGCAATACTTTTATTTATCGCTGCTATTGGATCATGTCCGTTATCTTTAATCTTTTGTAAATTAGCTAACATTAGTTGTTTAGCTCTATCTGTCATTGGTTTCTTGATAAATTTCCTTAAATCAACAAAATCATTCCAGATATTCTCTGGTAACCATTCAGGCAGCTCTAACGTAATAGACTTAGACTTCTTTGTCTTTGTCTCTCTCTCTGTCTCTGTCTCTGTCTCTGGTATAGCAACCTGCAAGCACTCTGCTAGCACTCCGCTATCATCAACAAAGAATCCTTTAGAAATCAATGGATTGAGTCCATCATTAACTTCTTTTTCAGTCATTCGTAGCCTAAATGCTAATTCAATAACATTAGCGTTAAATTCGCCTGTTTTAGACTCTGATGCTAGCAGCCAGAGTAATGGTGCTATCGCCTTGCTAGCAATTGGCAAGCACATAAAATCACGATCATTTAACAGATCACGATGTAATTTAATCCAGGGAGGGTTACGGTCTTTGTAATGCTGGCATTTAGACCAGTTTTTTGGACGTAGAATCATACTTTGCCTTTCTCATGAGGTAATCAGCCTCGGCATCTCACAAATAGGGGGGAACAGGCAGGACGGTGAGAGATCGTCTTTTCGGTAGCAAGCCTAGCCATTCCCATAGAACTATAAACCTTTATTTCTAATCCTGCAAGTCTTACAAATATCACTATTCTTGAACTGGATTATCGACCGACTACGTTTGCAAGCCGGACATAACCTCGTTGAGAACTGATAAGTCGTTTCCTGTTTCTTCTTTTGCTCCATTGCTTAATCCTATGTGGCAGAAGTCTCGTAAAACCTGACCTCTTGGTGAAACTTTTGGTAAAAAATACTTGCTCGATAATGGCGTAAACGGCTTAGGCTCTCTTGGTTTAACGTACTCCACACCTTCTATCTTGATACCCTGTTTGAGCTTGCCAGAAGGGCTATAGGAGCCTTTAAACTCCTTCAGCAACCCTTCCCTTACCAGTTCATCAAACTCGCACCTGAGATTCGCTAAAGTGGGAGCGTTCATCATTCCGTAAGCCTCGACAAACTGCTCAGGACTTAGCGGATGATTCTTGAGGAAATTCATGCAAATTTTATATCTCTTAGTGCCTTCTTTCGGCAGCTCTTGAAACATATCACTCATCTTTATCCTCTACCTGACGCTTACGCCACAATGACTCTGACTTAGCCATCTGTTCCTTGAATTTCCTTGTGTTCTCACGTATCTCGTCTAAACGATCTTCACGCTCGTTATATTCACGCTCAAATTCTTTAAACCATACTGGATCTCTCATCTCCATCTCCTATAACATTAATAAAATAGTAACTGCCACACCTAGTGATACAGCTACCAACACACCTACCACCAACCCTGTAACTGCTAATCCTATTAATTTATTCATCGTTTCCTCCAATGAACGGATAGCTTGCCATACTTTTGATGTTTCTGCTTATAAATTATTCCTATTGATTTCCATGTTTCTATTAATAAATAGTTGTTGACCATGTTTACAAACGTAACTATGATTCGTACATCAACTAAACAACGAGGGAGAACAAAATGATCGTAGCCGGCAAAACAACTTTCCAAGTTATTTTTATGCAATCAGGTGATCAATGGATTGAGGGTTCTTTTGACAATATCCATGATGCTAAAAAATGCGTTTCTCATTTGGAAGAAGAAAATGAAAACAATACTTGGGCTGATGGTATTCTTCTTAAAGAAGTCACGCAAAATGGTGATGTCATTTCTTCTGAATATTTTGATTTGTCATGATTCAGTACGGCATCCTTGATGATGAAAACGTGGTTGTGCGGTGGGTTTGGTATAAACCAGACTACCCGCACGTTACCCGCAAAATTATTCGCAAACGCAAACCAAAGATAGATTTATATAAATTTGAAGTTGCGCCATATTAAAAGGGGAAACAAATGGACTTAACAATATACAAGCAAATGCCTGATCTGCCAAATATAGATATTGATTTCCTTAACGACTTGGACGATACGCTGCTAGGCAGACCTGCTGAAGATTACGAATCTGAAGAAAAAATGCAAATAGAGCTTGATCGTATTGATAACGATATGGATCTGTGGGATTCTGAAAGAATTGCTGAATTCGAGCGAGCTATGGATTACAAATCTAAATGTGGGGTGTGGCCATGATAGACAAATGGATGATGGCAGAAATGACTTATGTTCTGCGCCTAATGGTAGATAAGCTAGAACGTAGAGAGTTATCAGATAGTGAACGAGAAGTGTTAATGATGGCTTATCGAGCATTGACATTACCACCGCAAGAAGTACATGAGATTGCTAACGAAATGGAGAATGACGAATGATTAAATGGTTAGATCAACACCAAATGGTTATAATTGGAATCCTTTTTATGCTATGGTTGCTAGTGTCGAGCTATGAATGAAAAATCAATTCTTAACCCTAAATTCAAATATACGTCAGCTACTAAGACTGATATTAAAAAGACTTTTAAACGCATACGAGAGGAGCAAGCAAAGGCTAAACAGGATCAAGATGTACCGAAAATTCAATGTATCAATGAGAAGCTCGTTAAGATTAAGTAAATTCAGGAGATAAATGATGGAAGATTTTAAAGTTTACGCTAAGTTACAAAAGTGCCGTGTAGAACTACAAAACATGGAGCTAAAGAAGTCAGGACATAATAAATTTGCCGGATACCGCTACTTCGAGCTAGGTGACTTCCTGCCAGCCGTTAATACGCTATTTGACGTATATGGACTTGCCTATTCACTACAGTTTGATCGTGAGATGGCTACTATGTTTATCATTGACGTAGATACAGGAAGCTCAATTAAGTTTACCTGCCCTATGGAGCAAGCTATCCTAAAAGGCTGTATGCCTGTACAGAATCTAGGCGCATCAATAACCTATATTACTCGTTATCTTTTAGTTATGGCTTTAGCAATATCCGAGCATGACGCTGTGGACGCTTCAGAGCCGTTAAAAGATAAAAAGACTATATCTGCTACAGACGGTGCTAAAGATGCCTTAGACGCTCGTTTAGCCGCCTTAGTGGACAAGTTATCGAATCATATTCAGGCGCAGTTTGATGCAGGTAATGAATGGGCTGCATTTGAGGCTTGGGATTTACGAGATAAGACTACTTATGACGCTGATGCATCAACGGCAGTATGGGGGCAATTAAGCAGTAAATGTCGCAGTACATTAAAGACAATGAATCAAGAAGCTAAAGGATAAATAAATGGCATATGAAGCGAAACCAGGTACATTTTCCCTGTTTAAAAATGACAAGAAAGAATCAGACAAACATCCCGATTACAGAGGCGATGGGAAGGACGCAGACGGTAATGCGATCTGGGTTAGTGCTTGGTTAAAAGAAGGCAAGTCAGGCAAGTTTATGAGCTGCTCGTTTAAGTTGAAGGACGAGCAAACCAAGCCAAAAGCAGAGAAGTTTATTGATGACGATTTAGACACAGTCCCATTTTGATCTACGAGGAAAAGCGGATGCTGACCAGTTAGCTGAAATGCAAAGGCAGTGCAGCGAGTACCTCACCAACAGCCCAGCTAGAGGTGGCATATAACACTAGCAGCAGGGGCTATTCGTCTCCTTCGGAACACTCTCGGTAGTGACCCTGCACTTACAAAGGAAAAAAATGAAACTGTTAGATTATTTACAAAAGACTTATGACGTTAAGAATGACCGTCAGCTTGCAATAAAACTAGGATTTAGCACACCTACGCTATCTAAGATTCGCACAGGAAAGTATCCAGTTAGCGCAGATATTATTATTGCTATCCATGAAACATTCAAGATGTCAATTAAAGACATAAAGGCTTTGCTATGAGAATGGCGTTTTTACTAGGTATTAGTATGATCGTGCTAGGTATTACGTTAGCAGTACAAGACAAACTAGAACGTGAGTACGAACGTGGTTATGCAGATGGGATGCACTCGTTAAGCACTAGACAAGTAGATAACCTGTGCATGAAATGGTGGTTTAACTCAGACTTAAAAGCAGCTAAAAAGAGAGCGTGTGCAAAATGACTGACAGGGAACTATTACAGCAAGCGTTAGATGTTTTAGAAGATGTTTTTGAAGTTAATGATTGGACTACATATAATAAAACAATAGAAGCAATACGCACAAGACTAGCGCAGCTTGAACCTGAACCTATGGCATGGCTTTGCTGGGAAGATAAAAAAAACAATTTGTTGGCTGATACAGTTTTGTCTGATAAAGCCTGCACAGAATGTTTCCCTGTTTACACAGTACCACCACAGCGCGAATGGGTAGGGCTGACTGATGAAGAGTATGAAGAAATGGCAGAGCAATATGTAACTAACTGCTATTTTGATACATTGGAATACGCAAAAGCCATCGAAGCAAAGCTAAAGGAGAAGAACACATGACAATGCACACTTACCCGCTAAACGATTTGCGCGAACATGAAACTGATAAAGGTGCATTTTGCTGGTGCAGACCGGAGTACGACGAGGAGTATGACTTGTACGTACATAGAAGCATGGATGGGCGCGAAGAATACGAAGAAGGAAGGAAGCCGACATGAATGAACGAATTAAAGAACTTTGGGTGCAGGCTGCTGAAAAAACTCAATGTGATTCTTGGGAAGAACAAACAAAGTTTATTGAGCGGTTTGCCGAGTTGATTGTGCTGGAATGTATGCGTATGTGTGAGGTTACAGAGATGAGTTTTGTGACTCATGATTGTGATGTTGAGGCATCGGGGGCAATTACTGTTAGAAAATTTATTGCTGAACATTTTGAAGTTGGGGATATACCCGCGCCATAACAACAAAGCTAAAAGAGAAAAACACATGAAAACTATTGAAGAAATCTACAAAGAAGAAAAGAAAACAGTTAGAGACTTAAACGAGATTATCTGGCATCTACGCATGGAGATTAAGCGTCTGCATGAAGTAATCAATGAGTCTAAACACTGATAACTTGACCTCTGAAATATACCAATCCTTCTTCCTCGCTAATAACCTCACATAATTCTGGAGGCATCAATCGACCTTCATGGAATGTGAGAACAGCAAATCCGCTTCTATGGTTAACTGGTGAATCTTCCCCATACGTGAAGGCATCAGCATTTACTGGAGATAGAGTCCCTGTATCTATGCCGTATCTAGTTCTCAATGAGCTGAAATCTGTCCACGGAGTTACCTTTAATGAGTGCAAGTGACCTGTGCAAAAATTTATACCTGATTTCAAAATATTGTTATGGATAGCGTGTAATCCGTTATGCCATCTATGTTTAATCATAGTGTGATCGTTAACCATTAATGACATTGAGAATCGCCATAGCGGGAAATGCTCTGTCAGATTCATCCCCATCACGCCCTTAAATGTATCGCCTACCTGCTGCTGAATACGAGCGTTAAAGCGTAAATCGTGATTACCCCAACACCAATGCAAATGCGCTCCTTTAGCAGCCTTCTGAATCTCCTCTAGCCTATCCTGACACGCTTCTAGCTCCTGTTTAACGCTAGGTAGTGGTTGCCACGTACCAGCCGCAGGATGACGAGAGATTGACGCACCATCAAAAGCATCTCCGTTAATGACCACAATCTTAGGTTTTAGTTCTTTGGTAAGTTTTACGAAAGCCTTGTGAGCAGTAGATATTAGATCAGGCCAATAATGGCAATCAGAAGCCACCATAATCACGCCAGAGTCGATTTCTGTGATTGCCCTTATTCCGTTATCAGGATAGAAGATTTTAGCGTCTGGACTGTTTTTAGCGGCTGCTACGAGCTTTATACCGTTTCTTTCCTCAATGCGCTTTCTTCTTGCCTGTACGTTTCTTTCGGAAATATTAAGTGCTTTAGACATAGCTGCAATGCTTGGCAACCTACCCCACATCTCAATAAATTCTTCTTCAGTGAAATTAGATTTCATAAGTCCTCAAGATACGTAGCGCACGAACTCACCACACCATTCATCGGCAGCAGTTAGTGCAAAGGAGAAGGAAACGCCACCATTATCTTCAGGTAGCACAGTAGGGGGGAATCTGTGACATTCGCCTAAACTTGCTTCTTTATCTGGTTTAAAGAAAGCACACGTTCGGCACATAGGCATACAATCGTCAGGAATCTTAGAGGCACTTCCTTTTTTCGACATCTAGCAAACCTTTTTCTAGTTCTTCAATACGATACTGTTGGTACTGAATTACTCTGTTAAGTTCGTTATAAAGCGCACGAGTATTATTTACTTCTTCTTTCGATAACAATAGATTGCCATTATCATCTAAAGTTGCTGCCGTTGCAACACTAGCAATTAAAAATATAGCAATCCATCGCATAATTAACTCCTGTAAGTAGCTCGTTCGTGTTCTCTACGTCTTACTAAGCCTCTAAACTCTTTACCTGCTGCAAAGCGATACAACATAAAAGCATCTGCTGCACCATCAAAATCACCTCGATTGTGTCGCATACGGATACTAGACTTCTGTAACGCTCCTAGCCCTGCGTTAAAAGCAAAGCTGACCAAAGCGTCAAACCGACCTTGAGTAAGATGATTAGGGCAAAGACGTAATACGCCTCGCTCAAAACGTGATAGATCCTCCTGCAATATCTTATCCACTTCGGCATCTGTAAGAGTCCTCATCCATTCAATAGGGCATGGCAATTTACCTGCTGCCTTTGCTGCTTTACGTTGGTCTATCGTCATCTTTTGCTGCTCAATTGGTGCGATTAAATGTCCCACACCAGTTGTCCACAGCAACACTACGTCAAGGTAAGGCTTTTTTCGTACACCTTCGTGGTGAGCCATTACCTCTCTGGCTTTTGGTGACATGTTCATTTTAATTTACATTTATCAAAGTGATAACGCCTCATATTTCCACCACCACCAGATTTATTGCAATGTGGGCAAACAACTATTTCTCTTTTGCCTTTACATGATTCACTATGTTTTTTAGAAAAATTAGGATTAGACAATCTTTTTTTAGAGCCAACTATATATTTTTCTGGATTACGCTTTGTACCAGTAGAACCATTAGCGTGAGGAGCTAAGTTATATAGCCAATTAGAACCCCATGCTGCTTTTAAAAGAGCAGTTTCAAATGATCTTGCTTCATCAATGGTATCTACTTTTGCAATAATCTGAAAATCAAAGTCATTTACATTTTTTCCTTTTAATGAAGAAATCATGCTTTTATGACCGCATTTAATATGTGACCTATGATGAATAATTCGTCTTTCTACATTTGAACTGCTACCAATGTAGATTTTATTTTCAACTTTGTTTATTACTGCATATACGCCTATTGTCATTTTTTAAACGCCTGTGCGCCAAAATGGAAGGCAACGATTGAACTCCAGATAATCTGAGTTTCATCATCCCATAACGCATTTAAAGCTGTTTCAAAAGATACGCCAGTATGTATAGCATAGTAAAAGCCAAATACATCAACAAACACTAATAATGCAAACATTCCGAAAGTGATAGCAGGTCTTACCATCGCACGAGCATTAATTACCCACTGAGACGCACCTTTGCCAATCTCTATGTCATGAGCATATAAAGCCTGACGTTCTTGCACGTTAGCTTCAATCTGTAAATGCTGTGTATGGATTTCTTCAATACGTTCCTGAGCCTGAAACCCTGCTGCTTGCGCTCTAAATTGCTGATCTAACTGCATCTGAGCTAACTGTAGTTCGTGTTTCTTATCCTGTCTATCCTGAAAGAAATCTAATAGCTTAGGTAAACCACCAGTTAAAAACGAAATTATCGTAGAAAATAAAGTAATCATTAATCCCTCCAGTGAAACATACTATAAATAAAATACAAGATAGCCGTAGCACACGCTGTACCTACTACAGCAGCAATAATGTTCTGAACTAACTGAATCCTCTCTGCTCGCCTTCTAGCCACCTCTCTGAGCCTCATACGCTCTATACGAGCTTCTTCCTCAGCTTCTTCTCTAGCAGCAGCTACGATAGCGTCCCTACGAGCGCACATCTCCTCGTATAAACCTGTTTCACCTGAGTTATTGTAGATTAGCATTTCACGTAGCTCGACCTCTAGTCTGTACAGCTTACGTGATGCAAAGGTAGCATCTAGTGCTTGTTTGGTTGCTTGCGATAGCGTTATATTCGGATTCTTTTTGGCTACCGTATCAACAACAGCAACAGACTTAATTTCTGCTTGTTTTTCAAAGAATGTACCAATATCGTGATAGCACTCTTGTATCTCTTTTCCTAGTGCGATGGCTCTCTTGACTCCAGCAACAGCAGCCTCCGCAGCAGCAAAGGCAACCGCCACTTCGATCATTTTGGTATCTGTCCGTTAGAACCTAGCCACATTAATAAGAATAAAGCACCTGCACCAACTATCCAGAATATCTTCTTAACTACAGACTTACCGACTTCCTCGTAAATCTTCTTAAATGCTACCTCAGCAGCACGTTCAGCTATTTTCTCAATTTGAGCGTCAGATAAGTTGATGTCAGACATTATTCTCTACCCATAAACAAGTTTCTTCATCTAACGCATAATCTCCTTCTGGCTTAGGAGGAATGAAAGCGTCACGTTCTCTATCGTAAGTAAAACCAATGCCTGCAAAATTCTTACGTAGTGGACGACCATCTGGATGCTGACCACCGTGTGTATTGTAGCTCGTCTGAATCCATTGACCAGGACTTGAATCTACAAACGTATCAAAGAACTCTGGTTCAGCAACGATAACCTGAGTAACAATTCCGTTAAGTATTTTTGCGAAATGCGCCATAGTTAAGCCGTATATGATCCAGATGATGTAAATGTAATTACCGTATTATCACCAACAACAGTTACAGTCGGAGAGCCAGTAGTCGTACCAGAGTAAGCGATAGTAGGGATTGATAAGATTACAACTCCAGAACCACCGTTACCACCTGCGTAAGAACTGCCTGAAGCCGCAGCAGCAGCCCCGCCTCCACCTGATCCTGTGTTAGCCGTAGCAGCAGAGCCAATAGCACCGTAAACACCGCCATTACCACCACCGCCTTGACCTGTGCCTCCAGTAACACCAGCTCCAGCTCCACCACCGCCAGCTCTAGTTACTGCCGATCCATTAATAGAAGAAGAAGTACCAAGACCACCATTGCCGCCTGTGCCGGATGAGCCAGCCGCACCAACACCAGCAGAGCCACCACCTCCACCGCCTGATTGAGCAGTGCTACCTGCCGCATAAACAGTGCCTTTACCACCGGCATATCCTTGACCAGCAGTACCTGCCGCACCATTTGTATTAGCGTCAGCCCCACCACCGCCTGAGCCGCCTGTAGTTGGTGCAGTGGAATACGACCCGCCTCCACCGCCTCCTATTGCGGTTAAAGCTAAACCTGTTGAGTTTGATCCTACCGTACCTACACCAGTTAATGATGCAACACCGCCAGCCCCGCCAGCACCAACTACAAAAGAATAGGTAGTGCCACCAGTTAATACAAAACTTCCAGATAGATAGCCGCCCGCACCCCCGCCCCCTGCTGACGTTGCGTTAGGGGCAGCACCACCTCCACCAGCCCCACCTGCAATAATTAAGTAGGAAGCAGTATAAGTTTTAGCAGAGTTAAATTGCCACCAACCAGTTCCATCGTAATACTCTGGATAACCTAACGTAGTGTTAAATCCCATCTGTCCAGTAGCAGGACTCGCAGGACGAGTAGCTGTAGTCCACGATGCGTTAGTAAATCCGTTTGTGCCGTCAATAATAGCCGTCATTTATTCATCCGATGAAAGTGGAGTATTGCCTAACTCAACCCAAGCCTTAAACTCTGGATAATCTTCTGTACAAGTTAAACGACATAAACCATCGTCATCTATACGAGCATAGATTGTTTGACCATCAATAACTGAATGAATTTTAAATATCATAGTTCAGCACTCCAACCTAAATATGCAGTTGTAGAAGCAAAACGACCAATACACGCCTGTCCTGCGGTTAAACCAGAAGCAACAGTAAAAGCATTTTCTCCCATTATAGAGCTTGATGACGAAAAAGTAGGAACTGCGCTACAAGTTATAGTGGTAGCGCCAGAAGTTAAAAGACTATAATCTGCTGCCGTTCCACTTTGTTCTAATGCAGTTGGTCTTGTTCGCATTGCTACTACAAAAGGAGTAATAATATACGCGGTCGTTGTATTGATATTTAAACCGTTTCCAAACCTAACCCCTACTATTCCATCCGTTAAACGATAATAATACCTCTGACATAACTGCAACTCAGTACCATAAGGACGATAGTCAAAGCTAGTAGCTGTAGTACCCTTCTCTAGTTGTACGCCAGTAATGTAGAACGTAGCTCCGTTAGTGCCTACTACTGATGTTGCGCCTGTGACAGAACGATAGTCTGTACCAGACCATGAGCCTGCGGTTCCGCTATAAGTTGATCCAGTCCCTAATGAGAAGTTTAAAACTATTCCTGTTCCATTTGTAGCAAGCCAAGTTCCAGAAGTATCACCAGTAATAGTAATAGTTTCCTTTTCCCAAGTATTTGCGGAGTTAATTGTGTATGAGAATGGGTACGTTCGTGTGTTATCGCTATTACGCAAAGCACCACCAAAAGTTCCGGTTAAACTTGAATATACCCAAAACGATATAGTTACAGTAGCAGCGGAAGCAGTACCCCATGCTAAATCTGCTACATTTAAACCTTCTATTCTTTGTTGAACTGTAAATACATCCGTAGAAGTTACTGAATAAGCAGACAATGAAGTACAGCCTAAATACTTAGAATATCCAACAGGTGGAGTAACGGAGCCAGCATTTTGACCAATTTTAAATTTACTAGTTTGCGTAGATTGGACAGCCCATCTATCTAAGTAATATGCCCCATTAACAGCAGGATTAACCTCAGCACCAGCATTACGCTGATCTATAACCATCGCACCGTTAATAATCCTGTTACGGAATACTGAAGAACTAGGAGCAAGTACGCCACCGCTAGAGTCTGTTATTGAGTCGCTTAAAATTTGGCCGTATGGCATGACTATGCTCCTTGAGTTTGTTTAGCAGCTTCTTCAGCTAATCTAGCTATCTCTGCTAATCTAGCTGCTTCATCATTTACTATCTTGGCAGCATCGTGAGCCGCTTGTTCTTCAGCCGTATATTCGACTTGAGTAACTTCACCAGTTTGTACGTTAGCGATTATTCTATGTGTCATGATGTTTACTCGTAAAGAATGTTAATTGAACCAGCGTCAAAGGTATCTGTGCCGTTTACTGTGGTAATGCGAACTCGGTCTAATGCGCCTGATAGGGTTTTATTCCCACCAGAAGTAACATTTCGGTCTGTATAAAAACCAACACCTTGTTGAACCCATATATTTGAGCCTAATAGTGTAAGAACAAATTGCCCACTTAAAAGATTAGCTGCAACACCACCGTAAACCACAATAAAACCACTTGTTGATGTAGCTGGAGAAACAATACTTAAAGATTGACTAGAACCAGAGGAATATCCTGTTGTTTCTACCGAACCTGCTCCAATTTGAATCTGAAAAGGAGATGTTCCATTTGAACTAACACCAGTCATCATTACAGTAATTCGTTTAGCTGTAGATGGTATGCCTGTAAATGTAACGCTAGTTCCTGATGCTGATACAGCAGTTCCAGATGTTATCGAGCCTGATACACCACCAGAAGCAGTTATAGTTCCAGTAACAGATAAAGCTCCTGTAACCGTAGTGCTACCAGCTACAGATATTGCATTAGCAAAGGTAACGTTCTGACTAGCATCAATAGTTATTGCGTTAGCACCTGAACCTGATCCAGTAACAATATTTAACGTACCGCTAGTGTCTGTAGTGATTGAGGTACCACCGTTGGTAGAATTTCCCGCCACGAGCAAATTGGGCATTATTAACTCCTATTCTTACAATTATCAAAATGCCATCTAGGCATTGCCGTAGCACCACCAGTTTTGTTGCAGTGCGGACAGGTTATTAAATGATACTTTCTTCCTAAATGAGCATTTCTTATCTTTTCTCTTGCTTCTTGCGTATGAGGTTTTGCGTTTTTATGGCTTTCCCTCATCTTTTGTATTGTTTCTTCGGTATGTTTCATACCTTTTCTTTTGCTAGGCCTGCCAATCTTAGACAAAATCATTTTTTTAACTGATTCAGGATTTGCTTTTATCCCTTTATTCCAAGCAGCCTGTCCTTTTTTAAACTGAGTTTTATTCTCAACATTTTTATTAACTTTAGGAACCCGTAATTTCTGTATATGTTCTTCAGTTAACTTCTTACCTTTGTTCCAAGCAACTTGACCTTTTTTGGCAATACTTATTTTTTCTCTTGTTTCTTTTGCCATAGGGAACTTTAAATTCCCACTATCTCCACCTTGCCTAAGATTAAGACAATTCGGATTGTTTTTTATATAGTCTAAAGTTACGTATCTATTCTCAATATCAAGAATGTATTTATGTTCACCAATTAGCAATATTTCATATTTTAAATTACTTTTACCATGTTTTTTAACATAACTTCTCCATCTTAGACCGCTTCCCCAATATCCATTTTGGGAAACTCCAACGTGCTTACCGACATAATATTTGCCTGACGTTACATCAGTAATTTTATATAAATGAGCAGGTCTAATATTTTCCATAATATTGCTAACTATACAACAACCCACCTTGAACCGCTAGGTACTGTTACCGTTACACCAGAAGCCACCGTTATAGGGCCAGCACTCATTCCGTTCTTATTCGTAGTAATCGTGTAGTTAGCTGATACCGTATTAGCGTTCTCAAAGATAGCTCCACCACCACCGTTAGCACCGCCTACTGGAGTCCAATTTGCTCCATCATACGTCTCAAGTATTGCTAAAGTTGAATTATATCGTAACTGACCTGTGGCTGACGATGGTCTTTGTGCAGTCGTTCCTACAGGCACTCTAACAGCTCCAGTGCTGTTTATTGCAAATGTAGTAGGTACGTCTATAGTAGCTGCATTAATCGTCACAGATGACGTTGTAGTGCTTCCTATAACCGTAGCACCTGATGCTGTGAAAGTACCAGCTACCGTAAATGGATCGCCTGAAGTACCTACCTGCTGATCCTTTAACTGCGCCATTAATTCACGAATTGCGTTATTGACAAGGCTAGGAGCCATGCCTTCTGCAAGATTAATACCGTCAATATCAGTATTTGAGCTTGCTGTTGCGCTAAATTCGCTGATCTTTGTTTTTGCCATGTTAATCCCTAGTTTCTATAACCCCAGCATCACCCAATACTTGACCTAATCCAGCCCAAAATTTAGCTGAAGTAGGAGACATTCTCTTTAATTGCTTTAACTGATCTACTGCATTAGGGCTAGTAATAATGTCAGTTAGCTGCTCTGCATTATTGGCAGCATCTTTCTTGATAGCCCAATCAGTAATCTTTTTACCCCAATTCTGAGGAGACATCGCAAAACCACCAGCTCTAGCAGCACCTGTTATCACGTTAGTAACTGGAGGATTCTTAATCAATTCTTCCGTTATTAACTGGTTAAATGCGGTATCAGAGCCTAGCTTTTTAACTCTACCAGCAGCCTCAAGAACTTGCGATAGATCACGTAACCCATCAAATTTATCCTTACCTAATGCTACCTGCAAGGCTTTCTGTTGCTTTTGATCGCCCATTAGAACATTCTGCCAAGCATTGCCTACATCTAATTTCTGACCTTGCTGACTCTTAGCTGGCTTCTTAGCTAACTGCCATTGTTCCTCTAGGTATGCTCTAGTAACTGCGTTCCATGCTTCCTCACCACCGCCAGAAGTAATCTGATCCTTAGCGTATCTAATCGTACTAGGGCTAGGATTCTGGAATATTCTGTTAGCAAAGTTCTTCAGATTATCCTTAGACATCTGAGATAACGATACACCAGTAATACGCTCGTTAAACTCATTCAATGGTTGAGAGTATTGTGCAAACTTCTGGTTAGCAGCTATGTAATCTGGATTACCTTTTTCAATCTCTTTTAATAGATTATCTTTAATACCTGCTAATTTAGCTTGAATTGTATTATCCAAAGAACTAAAAGCATCTTCCTTAAACATCGCATCTATTTCTAGTTTTGCGTTATGTAGTAAAGGTAATCTATCTTCAGGAACCATAGTCTTTAATGGTTGACCTGCCTCGTCAATGCCAGGCTTTTCTAGCAGCGATTTAACTCTATTAAGATACTTTGCGGCTGTGCCTGTTGGTGGCTGAGACTTCAGCATATTATCTATGCCGCTTAAAACTGGCTGTGTATTTACAGGAACTGAAGCCTCAAAAGCCTGTCTATAAATTGGTTCTGTAACAGCCTCACGTTCTTTTATTAAGTTTTGTCTTTGAACTTCTAGTGCCTGTAATCCACGATTACCTGCTACTGATGCGTCCTCAACCTGTGACAAACTACTTAGATAGTCATCAACAGCAGACTGCACCTTCTTCTCACGCTCACGATAGAATTTCTCCATCTGAGCAGATGATTCTGGAACATTTCCTAATACTTTCTGTGTACTCTTTAACGATGGTAAGTTACTTAACTCAGCACCAGTTAAAGGAATACCATACTTACTAGCTTGCTGACGTAATGCAGCAGTCTCAGCAGGATTAACCTGAGCTATATCACGAGCTAATCTACGTTCTTTAAATGCTCTTACTCCTAATGGAGCAGCTTCACCCAATAACGATAGACCACCAGAAAGCGCAACCTCAGTAGGATTGACTTCTTGACCTGCTGTCGCTCCTGCTATCTTTTGACGGACATAGTTACTTAATGCAGATACGCCACCAGTTAACCCAAGCGCACCAGCAACACCAGGAGGGCCAGCTAATAACAATGGAGCAGACAAAACACCAGCAGTAACATCAGGAACCATCTCAGCCACATCTGGAGCGTTATAAGCCATTCTTGAAGGAATACCGACTACTTCCTTGTAGAACTTCCCATCATTGCCTTGATACGCTATATCTCCACCAATAACAGCATATCTATCTGGAGAGATACCACGAGCTTTAGCAAAGTAGTTAATTGCTGCTTGCTTCTCAGTTGGAATACCACCCATAAATGACGTAGATACACTAGCCGCACGAGACGGATCAGATATAGCTTTAGGTGGTATATTTCTAGGAGCCTTAGCACCTTGTCGTGGAACAGGAGGCGCAAACAACTCAGAAGCAAAGTCAACTCGCTGAGGCTTTTCTGTTGCAGTTGTATCAACTGGCGGTTTAACTGCAAACAACTCATCAGCAAAATTTATTTTATCTGCCATGATATCCCTTAAAATGCCACACCAAATTCAGCAGCCAATTGCCTCAATATTGTATTTCTATCTTTAGGATCTTCTATATTTAATTTATATTGTTTTGCTATAGCGTTTGCACGGTTTTCAATAATAACTGGCATTTGACCTAAATCTATATTTTCCCACTTCAGACCATTTTTTAATGCGTATTGCTTACGAGCTAATGCGTATTTAGTTTGCTGTATTCCGTTATTTAATTTTGCTTCAAATTCAGTAGGACTATCACCATCAAAAACACCAGTTCCTGCCTTAGGCAAAGTAGCAATAATTCTTTCAGATTCACCATTGCTCATTGCTGCACCAGTTATCTCTTTAATAGTTAAGTTCAGGTTTTGAGTTGCATTTTGTTTATATGCTGAATAAGCGGTTAAAGTTGCTTTTTCTTCTGGCGGCAATTTACCAAACTTATCTTTTAAAGTATTCCATTCTTGACCTGCTCTAAATTTAATATTTAAAAACTCAGGACGATAAGAAAATTGAATATTGTTTAAACGAGCAATCTGATCACCAGTATTTAACTGCTGTTTCTCTACTTCTGTTTTTGTTGGCTTGGATAATTCACCAGTGTAAACATTAATCTTTTGACCTTCTCCAATACCTCGTTTAGTTGCTTCTGCTTGCAATAATTCACGCTGTTGCGGAGTCATTTCAGCAGGATCAGTAGTATTAAATCCAAGAGATAAGGCTAAATTTGCATAGTTACCTGTAAACTTTTCTGGCTTTTCTTTAGCTGCATAAACAGGTTTTAGGTCTATCGTAGAAACAATCTCATTACCTACACGCATGAAACTAGCTTTAGGATATAACTCCTCAGCTCTATCACCAAAGTATTTAGCTGCTTCTGTGTCTTTGTTTAATAATGCTGCTTGCTGTCTTTGACGAAATACTGCTGCTTGTTGCTTGTTCTGTTCTAACTGATTTACTGGTGGCTGAGTAACTTGCTGCGTAGGAGTTATTGCGTTTTGTGGCATTTCACCCATATCGCCATATAACGGAATATTATTAGCCGATACAGCAGGAGGTACTTGTTGCTGAGAAGGTACATTTTGAGGCGCACCAATCTGCTCGTAACTAGACATACGTTCTCTAGCACGATTAGTTTCTTCTCTAGCTGCTACAGCTTTAATAAACTCTTGTGGATCAATGTCAGCCAATGGAGCTAAATCAGGATACTTAGTTTTAGCGTTAGCAATACCAGTCATCTGATTTCTTGCTTGCTGCTGCTTTAATTTTAACTGCTCTAATTGCTGCTGAGTCTGATAGTTCTGTAAGCCTTGCTGATAAGTACCGCCTGAACTCTCGAATCCACCAGCTACTGCGCCTAGAATGTTTTGCAATGCTGAACGTGGAGGGCCATACGCACTCATGCCTCTAGCTAATGCTAAACCTGCGCCTAATAATCCTTGTACTTGCGCTCTCTTTTGCAGTGCGGCAGTTTCCTCAGCACCTAGTAAGCCTTGATAAGCACGAGGTAAAGTCCCGAACGGTGTTAAATCTTCAATTGCCATATATCACCCTAATAGTGAAATCGGTTGACCGCCAACTACGGATTGTTTGTACGGATCCATTGCTGCAACAAAATCGTAAGGCTTAACTCCACGACCTGCTTGCAAAGGAACTGGAGCAGACTGAGGCATTTGTT